AACATGTAAACATTCAACACCAACTTGGAATTTACTACCTGGTACAGTAGTTCCAATACCAACTAGACCTTCCTCAGTAACAACAAAAGAAGTATTTGCAGCACCAACTTGGAATCTAGCATCAGGTTGGGTAGTTCCAATTCCAACCCGACCTGCCGTCTGACCATCATCAGCATCTTTCTGAGAAGATATAGCAACAAAAACAGTTCCTGCCGAACCAACATTAAATCTATGTTTTACCGTTAAGTAATCTGTATATAATTCTGCGTTAATAAAAACATCGTTATTAAATGTAGCAATACCACTTACATTTAAATTTTGGACATTTATATTTAATCCATCACCAAAATCTGCGTTACCAAATAAATCCGCATAAAGAGTTCCATAAACATAAACATCATTATAGAATTCGGATACATTACCAATTCTATAATTTTCTCCTTCGTTTAAACCTTCAAAATTGTCGGATTCTGCCATATCTTATCCTTGAGGTCCTACTGGTATTTGAGTTCCTGAATAGCACATTCCCATCCAACTAACATCTCTTATCCAGAGAGTGCTAGAGTATTTAGCAGTTGTATTTAAGGTTTCGCAATTAAGATTTATACTATTACCTTTATTTTTAAAGTTAATATCACCACCAGCTTCAAACTCTATCGTAGTATCAGATTTTACTAGTATGGAATTACCTTTTATAGTAATTTTTCCATTATCTGCAGTAATACTAATACCCGTTCCATTTGTAGATACTATATTAACACCCTTATCTGATCCTTCTGCACCTGCATTACCCTTTCCTCCACCACCAGCAAGAGTAAGAGTTTCATCAACAGTAATATCTAAATTTCCAGTATCAGCCATCTCTATACTAGTATTACCAGATTCGGAACTACCAGTTATAGCATATATTCTAGATCCAGACATACCAAATTTTGGACTTGCTGTTTCTATTTTGAAATTAGGTCCGAATGAATCAACGGATCTGCTTTGCCAAGATGTTTTATTAGACATTTATACTACCTATACACTGTTATTTATTTCAACTAATACAATCAATAACTTGCTTAACTTCACCTTGATATGGAGGTCTTTCTCCTAATCTTGGTTTCAGGATAGCACCATAACCTGTTCTTGTAGCAATTTTAAGTTCTGGTAACTTAGTTATCTCCTTAACATTGATTGTTGCAGCACTTGGTGGTATGACATTAACTATTCTTCCCATATTATCAACATAGGTAGTATATTCATTACCATCATCATCAGTAACCACATCATCCTTAGAATAGTCAAATCCAGGATTAACAATAGTAACACGATCAATTACCACTGGTTCTTCATCATCTGTATCTTTAATTGGATAATTTTCACCTTCTGATACAACATAGATATCAGTTATTTGCTGATAAGTAGGAGAATCTTCATCATAATCAATTACTGCTCTAGCAACTCCACCATATCCTTGTCCACACTCATCAGTAATTTCTACAAATGGTGGTCTAGTATATCCAGATCCACCACTCTTCAAATCAATACCAATAAGACTACCAACTGCTTCAACACCAGTTCCAATTCTATTACCTAAAATTGCTCTGGCATTTGCACCAACTCCATCACTACCAAAAATTTTAACTTTTATTCCAGCACATTTTAATGGAGGACCACCGTAACACTCTCCCAATGGACTCTTAAATCCAGGAACAGATACACTTGGATTTAAGAAATCGAATACCCCTAAAGATCCAGTTGCTATACTTAGTTTTTGTCCAGCATCAACTAAACCTTCTGTTAATTTATCAGCAGTATTAGCAACAGATAATATCTTATCAATAGCAACTTCAGCAGCTTCTACTGGTCCTTTACCTAGAACCCATTTAGTAACTTCCTTTCCAGATGCTGATGGTGGTGTTTCACATTCAAACATTTTAGCAACATTAAGTAATGCCTCTGCCTTACCTCTTAAAAAATCACCAGGACTAAATCCACCTAATATACTACCTATTCCACCCAAAAGTGGTCCAAGACCTTTAGTAATACCCCCAATAATCTGATTCATCAATCCACCAATAAATTGATCACCAACACAAGAAACAAAATTCTTAACATTATCCAATAATCCACTAAGCATTCCACTAATAGTGTCTTTCAAACCACCTATAATGTTCTGCATAATACAGGGCATACCTTCTTCAAATGCTTTAAGAGGTTTAAGTAGGGCTGCCTGTGCTTTAGCACCAGCTTTTTTAGCTTCAGAACGACTCTTAGTAGCAGCAAACACTGTACCAAATACACCTTTATATAACTTTTTCAACCCACCATTCAACTTAGGTCCCATTTCACTAGTAAGATTACTCATCATACTTGAAGCTAGACCACCAGATAATCCAGTAAGTTTATCAGTAACAAGACCTATTTTTTTCTTTGATAGTTGTTTTGCTGCTCCAGTTAATGAAGATAACTTATCACCACCAACCATACCCTGAAGATCATCTACTAATCCACCAACTTGATCCTTTATTTCGCTTATTGCAGAAGTTGATTCATTACTAGCAAGATTAATAACTTTACCAATAACTGGATGAGTAGACCTTAATTTATCAACATCTTCTAATTTTTCATTTAATTTTTTAACTAACTTCTCAGGAAGTTGAACTGGTAACGCTTGAGCACTAGAAGATTGCTCACCAACCTCAGTCTTCAAGAAGTATGAACCATCATTTTTAATCTTAGAAGTATACCCAGTAAAAGGTGCAAAAGGCATACTATAATCTTTAGATGGGAATTGACCTTTAGTTCTACCAAAAAGACCTACAATAACAGGTAGTTGTGCATCATCACCATCAAGGAAAAACCCAAATACACTGTCACCTGGACTCAATCTAATAGATCTAAATCTATCAGCACCACCAGATCCTGCAGTAGTTGGTAGTAAAACTTGTGCCCAAGGAAGATCAACATTCTTCAATTCTGTAAGATCTTGAGGATGATATCCCATAATACGGACTTTGATCCTATTACCCCAAGAAGATCCTTCCTGATTTATTTGATCACCTTGACAATCTTCTGGTGCAATTTGTCCTATCCACCAACGAAAACCATCTCTTCCTACAAAATTACTTTTTAATAGTGACTGTTCTATCATGCTGCTCTAGATCCGAATGTATCGCTTATTAAAATTAATGAAGTATAAGATCCTGTTGGATCAAAATGATGGCATAATTGCTTAATCATATATAGACCACTTTGTTCGGGATCACTATCCTTTTTTTCTCCACGAGTAATTCTAGGAAAAATACACTCAATAATAGTACCAGCCTCCAACTGAGTATTTGAAGGGATTGTCATAGATATCATCTGAGTAAACAAAGTATTATATCTCATCATTGCTTGAGATTGTGTTTTACCAGGATCAGCATTCTTTGAATCAGTAGAAGCATCTTGTTCCATTGTCCCAACATCAAGAATTGCTGTAACATTTCTACTAGGAATGTCACCTAAAGTTCTATTATCTTTAGGATTTATCTTGGGTAATACTATATCTTTACCCAAATTTTCAGTATTTGCCTTATAGTCATCCAGTTTAAATAACCCTTTTGCAGGATCTGTATATTCAAAAGTATAAGGATTAAAAAACATTCTCTGACTACAATATGTACCTCTTTGTAAATTACCCAATAAATCTTGATTTTGATTTGTACTATAATCTATAATTTTATAATCATTACCTTCACCCTTTTGAATAACTTCAGTAAACTCATAAGATCTTTTGAAAGCACTTCCAGATATCATACTATCAATAGATTTAAATTTATATCCACTTTTAGTCTCATAGAAAAAATATCCAGCAGTTCCTGAACTCTTTTTAGTTTTTGCAGGAACACCTTTAGACGCTAACCAAGTTAAAACAGTAAAGGGTTTCCTCATATTCCCAATAAAACCATACTTATTCTGAGTTTCATCACAAGTTATCTTTTTATTAGTACTCAAATACTTTTTATCTTTAATAATTGTTTTAACAGATTCACTAATAGGAGCACCAGTTGAAAACTTTCTACCAACTCTTGTCGTTTCATTAGTTATTGCTTCACGAGAAACCAAATTTAGAGTAAATGATTCGCTTTCAGTTTTAGATAATACATTAGTAATACTAGAAACAAATAAGTATTTTTCAACATCAGAAGCAAAGTCAAGTCCTGGATTATCAGTATTATTACCAAGCACTTTAAGTTTAACTCTTTCACCACCTCTTAAAGGTAAACCATTATATACAGTTTGTAGTTTACCATCATCACCTTCTATACTTGCACCATCATTGACTACTTGTATTTTTACAGTAATTGTAGGCGAAAGTATATCTTCATAATAATCAATCATAACTACACCAGCAGCTATATCAACCGTCTTTGAACCGTCTGCCGATTCAATTATAATTTCTTCGTATATGGATGGATCTACTGCTGACATTTAAGTATATGCGTATAATGTTGATGCTATTTTTTTGTACATATCACGTTTATCGTTAATAACAACTGTTCTAGTTTTAGAACTTCCAGCAGGTATTGGAGGAGAACTACTAGAACCTGAACCTCCTTGGTTATTTAACATATAAATGACCGATCCCTTTCTTGGAGTAGAAAGAGACTTCATCATATCCTTTGTCGGTTCTATTGCTTTTACAAGTTCTTTATTTGCTTTAGTACTTACAGTTTGTGTTATTTCTTTTGTGAATCCACTAAGAGACTGCTTCAATTTATCCATTGTCTGCCCCTTTATCTTATCAAATTCATCTATTGTTATAGTACCCATATTATCGTCTTTATGTTGATCAACAAGTTTTTCCATTAAACTTCTTGCTGCTCTTAACTTAGTAACATTATCTTGTTCTTTATTTTGAATGATCCTATTAATAAATTCGGGTCCATAACTCTCTACACTCTTTTTAGGTATAACAGCTTCACCACCCTCAACATTAATATTTTCACCACCTTCTTTATGGGATTTTCCCTTTATTATACCACCATCCTCAAACATATCAAATCCACTACTTTCTGGATCTTCTTTTAATAAATTACTTTCTTTATCATTCCATTCATTCCATGCTTCCCTATCATTTTCATAATCTGGTTCATCAGCAAATACATCTTCCTTCTTTTGTTCCTTTTTCTTAGTTGGAATTAATTCTTCCTGTGGTTGTACCTGCTTTTTACCTTCTACCTCTGGTTGCTCTTGCTTCTCTTCCTCTACTTCCTCCTTTTTATTTGGAATTACCTTAAGAGGATCCCACCATTGATTTTTTCCTTCTACATTTTCATCTTCTTCATCTTTTCTATTCTTATTCTCTTCGTCAACAGCATCATTTAATTCATTTGCACCTTCAGATAATTGAGTGTCCAATGTAGCAACAGCCTTATTGACACTTGCCATTTGCTTATTGACATCATTTGCACTTTGCTGCAATCTAACAGATTCTAATTTACTTTTCTCTAATTCCAAATCAAAATCTAATCCTGTGAATATACCAACAACAACATTAGTCCAATTACTTAGTATATTAACAACCTTCTGTATTCTCTTCATCAATTCAATTGCACCCTTAATAATGGTTGGCAATTGCATTACCATCCATCCAGTTAGAACAGTACCAAGAAAATCTAGAACTCTACCAAAAAATCCTTTAGTACTATCATTAAGAACTTTTCCTGATCTTTTTACAGCTCCTGAGATACCAGCTGCTTCAATAATACTTTCATTTTCTTTCCTCTTTACAGCCTCTCTTCTTTTTCTAAAGAATGACTGGTCATTAGATATTAATTTTCTTTTTACTAAATTACTCTTAGCAAAATCGGACGAAATCTTCTTAGTAAAAAAAGTTGCTTTCTTAATTCCAGAAGAAAAACTCTTACTTGATTCTGATATAGCTTTTAAATTAAGAGAAGATCTAAGAACTAACCCCTTAACTACTTGAGAAGATGCCATTTCTTATACGGGTGCTATTTGATATTCCCGATATGCAGAGAATATATAACTATTATCATTATTATTTGCAGGTATTCTAGGAACATTACCACCCATTCCACCAGTTCCAGAAGTATTAGATGCCTTACTTTGTGATGATGAATTATTACCAGCACTCATATCAATGACTTCAGGAGCAGGTTCTGCTAAAGCAAGATTGGTTTGTTTATTCAAATCTTTCTTATTTGAACTACCTTTAATTAAATCACCTCTTTTATCAAAGTCAGTTAATCCAAATGATAAGAAGTCTGCTGTTCCAGCAAGTCCCCTCATAAGTCCTTGAGGTTTTGTATCTCCTGATTTAGATTGTGGTGGTGATTCTGAACTATCAGATTTCTTTCCACTTAATATTTCATCAATACGAGCCTGTTTTTGTGCATCCGTTAAACCACCACCAACTTGAGGTCCCTTAAAATTATCTGTAATATTTGTTCTTTGATTTTGAACAAGGCTTTTTGTACCCATAAAACCCAAAGCACTTGCTAAGAATTTTACCATACCACTCTTACCTCTTAGCATTGGTAGTTTAGATATCATTTTTGCACCACCTATTCCAGCAGTAGTATCAATTGCAGCACCAACAGGATTTTTTCCTTGGATTACATCAACACCAGCATCAAACAAACCAAAAGGAAGATTACTCTTAAAGAAATTTCCCATTCTACCAAGAGTACCTACTTTTCCAGGTAATAGATTTTTTGTTTGACCAACAGGTGGCGGCGGTAGAACATTATTTCGTATACCACCTCCAAGTAATCCAGCACCTGCCCCTTTTCGGAATAAATTAACTAAACTTATAAACGGTTTCTTTATTAATCCTGTAAAAGTAATTTCAATGGCCCTTTTAGCAAGATTCTTAAGAGATATTGCTAATAGAGTAATACCTACATTTGCCCCTATGAATACAGTAGCACCAATTGCAAGACCTTTAATAATTGTATTTCTTATCTCTCTTATCTTTTGCTCATTCTTATTTGCAAGAGCAGTTAATAAATCAATAGTTTGAGTTCCTAACCACCCAAGTAAAATAGTTCCAAAATATTGTCCTAAAGCACCTAGAATATTTGATGCCTTTCTAGCTAAAGCTTCAGCAGGTGCTAATAAAGCATTAGATATTTTTTTCTCTATTGCCCCTTCCTTTCCTTCTCTAAGACCTAGTGTTGCTAATTGACGCTGTCTATTAGCCTCAGCATTCATTCTCTGCTCATCTAACTGAGAACTTAAAGCTAAACTTTGTGATATTGCACTTAATGATTGACTTAAAACACTAACCTGACTAGCAACACTAGTTAATTGTGTAGTAACTGTGTTTACTGCATTAGTGTTTCTAATAATTATCCTAGTTAACTGAGGATCTATTGGCGAATTTTTATCACCAGGAATGGCATTCGCAGCAGGTCCAAAAGCACTAGCAGAAAATCTTCTGTTAATAGCATTAATGCTTCTTGCTATAGGTGATGTTATTACTTCAACCATTGTTTGCTGCTTGCTGTGCCTTTAGGTTTTCTTCTTCAATATACTGCTGTAAAAGAGTTAAATAAATTTCTCTTTCCCAAGGTATCATATTTTCTAGCTCTGTTAAGCTATATTTATGATGTTGCATCAGGGCAAAATTTACTTTATAGTATGACTCAAGATCTTCATGAGCCATACTTACACGAAAAAACTCTGTAGTCCCTCCAATACAATTTCATTTTCAACTTTTGTTTCTGGATTAGTTACCTTCACAGTATGAGATAGTTTAGGCATTGTCTCAAAAAACTTTTCAACTTCTTTAAACTGTTTTGAATTTAATTGTTCAATAAAATCAGTTAACTCTTTTTTAGTACAATCTGCAGAAGTCCAAGACTCATCTTCAGAATATACTTGATCAATACAAGATGAAATCAATTTAAATGTATCATCAACATTGATATCACCTGTTGCAAAATTAGTTTTTATAAATTCATCCATAGAAGGATACTTCATTCTCATTGTATATTCATCATCCAATTTAATATCTGGATTATGATCTTCATTAATCTGAACTTGTATATCATCCAAATTAATCATTGTTGCAACTTGAGTTTTACCATCATCAGGACAAGTTACCATAATCTCAACTTCTTCACCAACAGATTTTCCACGAATATTAAGAAATAGATATTCAATATCAAATGTTGATAATTTATCAACTTTTATACCCCTAGTTAAAATACAATGAGAAATAACATCTTTTACAGCATTTGCTATCTGTTTTTGATCTTGACCCTCTAATGCCAAAATAAGTATTTTTTCTTCTTTAACTAAAAAAGGTCTATATTTAATCTTCTTTTTAGACGAAGGAATAACCAACTCATAAGAGGGTGCAGAAATTTTTGGTAAGGGCATAATGTGTATAGCACTTCAGTATTTTTATTTATAGCACTTATTTTAGATTACTCTACCTTCACTTATAACAGTTCCACCACCAGAAGGAATATTATCATAGAGTTTTGATCCATAATTCCTAAGAGTATTAAGTTCTTCTTGAGATGCATTTAACAACTCAATATTTCCACTACCTCCTGAAGGGGCAACAAAATTATTATGAGACTTATTATATAATCTATTAGCTGCAGAATTAGCACTAACCTTATTATTGTCAGTACCCCTTCTTCTATCTGCAGAAGAAGTTGAACCACAAATATACCTATCAAATGCAAAGGTTGCTGTTGTTTTTAATACTTGAGAAGATTGATAAGCAACTCTTGCCATACTTAATGATTTTGGATACAATCCACGGAATGTGTATTCTAGTCTTTGTCTATAATTTCTTTCAAATTTTGTAATAGTTGTTGTTTCAGACTTATACAATTCTGGATAATTTAATTGAAAATTATATGCATCCCCTGAAGGATCTGCTCCAGATCCACCAGTAATATACTCCATCCAATGTTCTAAAAATTTAAGTGATTTATATTCGTTATCAACATAAAATTCTAACTGTATCTCAGTAAAATTCCTAGTATGAGGCATACTTTCCATAACACCTTGATAATTACCTCTTACAAGTTCAGTTGCAAAAGCAGATCCAGGTAAAACAGCAGCACTACACAATAATCCAATATCATTAATATGAAATCTATGATCAACTCCTCTAGCTTGTAAATGAGATCTCAGTCCTTTAGATGGAAGACCGAAATTAACTAAGTAGTGAGAAGTCTGAGCAACATTTTGGAATGTTGGAAGAATTTGGGATATCTTCTTTGGTATTGGAACAGGCACTCTAAATAGTTGTACTATATCATATCTATTTAGATGGCTTATTCTGGAAAGTATTCTCCAAAATTTCCTAAAAAATATAAGGGTGATCCTACAAATATAACTTTTAGATCATTATGGGAAAGAAAATTCATGGTTTACTGCGATTCTAATTCTAATGTATTAGAATGGGCAAGTGAAGAAATTGCAATACCTTACATATCTCCTGTAGATCATAGACCTCACAGATACTTTCCAGATTTCTATATGAAAGTAAAAGAAAGTAATGGTTCTATAAAAAAATATGTAATAGAGGTTAAACCTTTAAAGCAATGTTCCCCTCCAAAAAAACCAAAAAGGCAAACTAAAAGATATATTACTGAAGCATATACATATGCTACAAATCAAACAAAATGGAAAGAGGCAAGAGAATATTGTGCTGATAGACAATGGCAATTTAAAGTCATTACAGAGAAAGAACTAGGAATTAAATGAGTAGAATCAAAGACATTAAGGATAATTTAATCGGCACGGAAGATGCTGATGATTTGATGATGGAAATTCTTGGTGTCTTAGAAGAAGGTAATAAAACACCAGAAGTAGGAAAATTCTATGTATTTGTATATAATCCAAAAACACCTAATATAAGGTATGATCAAAATCCTTTAGTTGGAGTAACTGGAATATTTGAATGGGGATTCCGTGGAATCAATTTTCATTGGAATGATCATAGACAATATACTTGGAATGAAGTACCTGGTGGACTATATGAAGTCACTGATGAAGAGCTAAGTGATCTCGACGGTATTCCTTTCGCAAGATTCCGTATAAATAGCTGAAAAAAGATCGATAATGAAAAATTATTCGGTAAATGGAATAGAATATAATTGGAAAACTGGTAGACCAGTTCAATCCGAATTAATAGAAGATGCCAGTAAAACTGAATATAATTCTGATGTTGTAGGATATGGAAAAGAGGCAGCAGGAGATGATTTTTTCCTAAGTTATCCACTAAAAAGAAATGAGAAAGAAGATAGTTTAATATTACAAGCAGTCAAATATCTTCCACCAAAAGGAGACAATGAAGGA